ACGCAGAGTAGGGGGTGCAGATTATAGGGGCAACGATGTGTGGATTAACGCTATGCGCAGAGTGGGTAGAATAAAGAGATAGGTCACTTCCCAGGAGCGAAGAAAGAAGAGAATTTATATGGCGAAGTTTAATGATGTGCTGATTGGTGCGTTGAAGAGGAGAACTGGGGGCAAGCTAACCAATGATCTTATCGCCAACGCTTTGCTTGAACGCTCTGAGTTGATTGATACGTTGATAGATCCAAGACGGGATATTGACGCTGAATGCCATTATCCCTCTACTGGTGAAATAACGGCCGATCAACTCAAGAATATGTATGATCGTGATCCTATTGCTTGTCGTGTTGTACAATGCTTAGCTAAGCAAAGCTGGCAAGTACAACCCTCTGTCTATGAAGTCGAAGACCCTGAAATAAAGACGGCCTTCGAGGAAGCATGGGATTCTCTTCAACCTATGGTCAGTGGCAAGAGTTGGTACAAGTCAGAAGAGGCAGGCAGTATCTGGGAATACCTCATACGAGCAGATATCCTTAGTGGTATAGGTCACTTTGGCGTATTGCTCATGGGCTTCGACGATGGTAAGGATCTACAAGAACCAGTCGAAGGGGCAATGATAACAAACGATTGTTATCTTACCAAAACAGAAGAGGACAATCTTTATAAACTGCCTGGCTTGAATGATCAAGAAAAAACTGTCCTCAATAGTCTAGCTAGGCAGCGTGAGTTTGTGCTTAACTATATGCAAGCACAAGAGGATAAGAAGTACCAACAACAAGAAAAGAAACAGGGTACTGCTCTATTTGGTGATATCTCTTCCCTCTCTACTGATTCTTCTACCCCTGCCGATGACGATAAGCAATTCAGCCAGGGATTCGGTCTAAAGGGAGAAGCCGAGTACAAGCCCAGTCCCATGGGTACAGACCAACAATATTTCGGTGTACAGTTTGGGCCTAGCGAACAACCAGCTACTGAAGCTACAAACAAGAAGAAACTGAAACTGCTATTCCTCAGGCCGTTCGATGAGTCTTTGGTACAGATAGTACGCTATGAGTGGAATATAAACAATCCACGATTTGGTATGCCTGTCATGTATCGTATTACCCTCAATGATCCAAGAGAGCAACACAGTGGCGTGGGATTGCCTATGGCTACTGTATTCGTCCATTGGTCCAGGGTAATTCACTTAGCAGATAACCTCAACAGTAGCGAGATCTTTGGTACTCCTCGTTGTCGGCCTGTATTCAATAGGCTCTTAGACCTACAAAAGATATACGGAGCCAGCGCAGAGGGTTATTGGCAAGCTGCCTTTACCGGCCTAGCTTTGGAAACACATCCTCAATTGGGTGGTGATGTTACCATAGATTCTGATGATGTAAGAGACCAGATAGAAAACTATATCAACAGTCTACAACGCTATTTGGCCCTTACAGGTATGAGTGCTCATACGTTAGCACCACAGGTAAGCGATCCATCCAACCAAATAGATAAGCACCTCGAGGCTATCTGTATTCAGTTAGAAATTCCCAAGCGAGTATTCATGGGTAGTGAACGCGGGGAGCTGGCCTCTTCACAAGACGATGCCAGTTGGAACGATCGTCTAAAGGCTAGACAACAAGGGTATATTACACCACGTATTATCGTGCCCTTTGTCGATCGTTTAATAGCTGTGGGTGTACTACCTGAACCTGATTACGTTGAACCGGAAGAACCAGAAGAAGAGGATGAATTCAGTGAAGAAGATACATTTGGAGCAGGTGGAGGCGGTTATCTTCCTGATGAGTTCGAAGGTGAGGAAGAAGATCTTGAACAGCCCTCCTCCATTGATAATCAACCAGTGGAAAAGCTCAATGGTGCTCAAATAGAGGCAGCCTTGGAATTGATGTTCAGAGTTTCCGAAGGAGAGATTGCGCCGGAAGCAGCCGTGGAACTGCTCATTGGTATTGGTATAAGCCAAGAACGGGCTAACCGTATGATCAATTCACAGTCTACATTAAAGAAGGTTATTGCCAGTGACAACCCAGAAGCTACTCTACAAAAGATTGACGTGCAGGCACAACTAGAAGAACCCAAGGAAGAACTAGAAGGGGAAGAAGAGGATGACCGTAGTCCAGCTGCATTGATTAAAAATACAAGGGTAAAGTTGCCTCTCGGAGCTAAGTGGGTACAGGGCAGAGTTGGTGAGATATACCAATACAACAGTAAAATATTCAAGGTCAAAAACCCCGTTATCAATGCCTTTTGTCCTACAGGTGAAGGTGGAGGGAAAGACAATAGTTGTAGTTCTAGTGAGGGAGGCTCTAATGAAAGTGGTGATTCATCTTCAGATATTCCAGAAGTAGAAGAACTAGATAAGGCTTTGAATGCTGGGGTGGAAAAGTACAAATTCCCCAAAATCTTGTATCATGTGACTAGTGGGAAGGCTGTTAAGGGTATTGATAAGTCTGGATTGAAGTTTGGGCATAAAAGGGCAACAACATCAGGTAAAAATCGAGGGGTGTATCTGACAGACAGCCCTGAAGAATTATTTGGAGCAGAGGATTTTGACCCAAAAGATGTCCACATTGTTGAGGTTGATACTTCTAAGCTGAAATTGCGTTTTGATCCAGAGTTCTATTATGGAACCTTACAAGAAGATACACCAGAGGAACTACACAGATCAATAAAGGATGGTGAGGCTGGTGTATTTGCTTATTCTAAAACGTCTATTCCAAGATCAGCTATCAAGTCTATCAAGCCAGCCAGAATTGATAAACTGGGTTGGAGCTACAAAGACAAGCAGACTAGAAATGCTCAGCAAACATCTATCAATAATGCTATTGAAGAGGAAGAAAAGAATGAACCTCCAAAAGAAAAGAGAGACTTGAAAAGGTACACAACTATTGAGGATGAAGAAGAGGAGTCAATGGTTGCTGAGGGAGAGGAGGAAAAGATAGAAGAAGAGGATTATCCATTAGAAGGCGATCTAGAACAGGAGGAGCTAGAGGAAGTCGATCCTCTCTTAGAGGATGATACTATCGAACAGATAGGAGTTAAAACGCCCAAGGGCTATTGCGTTGTATGGCCTGACTTGGAAAGCAATACCGATCTATCCAAAGCTCAAATAGCAGCTACCAAGACTCAAGCCATGGCCACTTACGTTGGTGGCAATGTAGAATCTATCATGCCACTTATACACTTCTATACCAAGATACTGGGTCTATCTGATGAGGAGGCAGCAGACTTGGTAAAGGCCGCTGAAGAGCAGGAAGCGGAAATGGCAATGGAACAGCAAATGCAGAATCCATTTGGTGGAGGACAACCCCCATTCGGTCAACAACCACCAATGCCTGGACAACAGCCTCCTCCTCCCTTTGGCCAAGAGCCTGGTCAATTCCCCCCTACTGAGGAAGAGACTTTTCTTGAGGAAGAAGAAATAGAAGAAGGAGAACCAACAAACCCTTTTAATCAAACTGAAAACGTATTCTGCGCTACGGGAGAAGGGGGCGGTGTAGACCCTAGTTGCGGAGGTGGAGAAGAGGGAGGTCAATCTAAGTCCACATCCAGCAAACAAACTGGCACTCCCGAGTTCAAGAAATGGTTTGGTAAGAGCAAGGTAGTTGATAAGCAAGGCGCACCATTAAGAGTGTATCATGGAACCAAAGCATCAATAGAACAGTTCGATGAGGGTAAGATTGGAAGCGCAACTGGCAATACCGGGTGGTTTGGTAAAGGATTCTATATGTCTGCTAGTGCTGAGGATGCTTCTCATTATGCCGAGATGGGTTCCAGCACGGGAGAAGGGGCCAATATTGTTCCTGTTTATGTTAGCATAGAAAAGCCCTTTGTTGTCCATATGACAGAAGAAAGCCAACCAAGGGGTGATACAAATACATATATGAGTGAGGAGGCTAAAATTACAGTAAGGGAATTAGAGGGCTGGACAGATGAAGAGCGTAGTATTATTGAGGACGCTTTACCAGACTATTCTGATTCACAGCAAGAGCTTTTCCCTTGGACTGATGATAATCCTACAATACCTCCATCTAGGTTCACAGAAGTTCTTAAGAAGAATGGCTATGACGGGGTCATTGTTCATTCTCATACAATAACGTATGACACAGATGGGAAAACAGGCGACTATGATTATGATAATCCAATTGAAAAAACACAAGAATACAGTGAGATTGTTGCCTTCTATCCGCACCAGATAAAATCAGCAACTGGTAATCGTGGCAAGTTTGATCCAAAAGACCCTATTATCACCCACTCTTCTAAATAAGGTCACCATGAGAAAATTCACAACAAAGGAAAGACAAAGGATTGTAGCGTTATACCGGGAGGGTTTATCTACTCGTGAGGTAGCAGAGATACTACGCTGTAATAGACAGGCTATCTCGACTATACTGAAGGAAGAGGGCATAGCCATACGTGGTTATATACCGGAAACTATTGACCCTACTCCCGAACAGATAGAAGAAGCAACGGCAGAAATTAGAAAGGGTTGGGAGACTGATGCTCCACGCGAGGGTAGGGATGACATAGTACATCATTGGACTCCTCCTGTAGTCTCAAGCAAATTTATCATGGTAAGGAGAGGCTATTGAAACGCAAAATAAAAGGCCGCATAACTCGGCTCGATCCTAGTCGTACTCTTACACTACGTAAACAGTTTCAAACTGATATACGTAAACGGTTCAACAAGCTACGTAAGTCGCTTATAGAACTAATTGTCAAAGAGGATGCATTGGGACTGAAGCAACGAAAGCAATTGGTGTTTCATGCTCAGGATGAACCAGGCAAGTGGATAACGGTTAAGGGTAATCATATATTTATACCTGAGGGTAGAGACGTTGGTGAGGTAATCAAGGAGAAGTTCGAGGATAAGGGTAAAGCAAAGTCAGTAAGCAAAGAAGCCAAAATATATGCCAAGAAAACGGACGTTGAAGAGGTAAAGGGTTGGGCCAATGATCCTGTTAGGTATCAATGGAAAAGCAAGCCCGGTAGTTTAATACACGGCAAGCCACTAGATATAAAAGAGCTACCAAAAGAAATTTACCATGTAACTACAGCAGCTGATAAAGTAGACAAGTCAGGTGTACTGCTAGGGCAGCATGCGGATGCCGGGCTAGGGGGAGGAACGGAGGATGGGGTCAGCTTTACTAGCTCTAAGTCTGATGCTGACCTAATCCAAAGGGAGTTGTTAAGGTCAGTTAAAATAGCCAAGGGTAGCTTGGGGATTGATGACTTTCCCTCTATTGCTCGTGAGGACGAGAAAATTGCTGGCTTACCAGAGGGCACTTTGGATAAGGCTATTGCTTCAGCTAGAGTTGGCTATGATCTTCATGTTAAGTTAAGAACAGAAGAGGGCAAAGACCCAAACAAGCCCTCCTTGATGAAAGATGCTTACAACCATTATTTATTTGCTAGAGAGTCCGCTGCGGAGAAGGTTAGTGCATCAGCAAAAGAGGCAATCAAGAACCCCATATTGTATGGTGACCAAGCCAAGCTAAAGGAAATTGATGAAGCTCAAATAAAGACTCTTGTTGTTCCCAAAACTAGCCTTCCCTCTGAAGCCCTGGTGACAACGGGGTCTGACGACTTTCTTCATGAGGTTAGAGTATTCGCTGATGTGCCCATTAAACAATCCTCTTTTCCCTCCAAAGAACCCAAGCCGGTAAAGGCCGTAACTAAGCAAGTAGACACTCCTGAATCTTTGCCAAAAGAACCAAGGACTATTCCAGTTGATACTAGCTTATCTCCACAAGAAAAATCTGCTGTTGAAGAGTATTCAAGAGGGCTATATAAAAGTGATGTTGGTGGGTATACAAACATACAAGGTATTCTTCGAACTGGAACACCTGAGTATAGAGACTCATGGGATGAGGAAAAAGGAAAAGCGCATGTAAAGAATCTACTATCCGCTTTTCAAAAATCTACTTTGCCAGAAGAAAAAACTCTATACCGTGGTATTCGATCTACAAAAGAATACAATATAACAGATATGAAGGTTGGTGATGAGTTTTTTGATAAGGGTGTTACTTCTACATCTACCAGCCAGCAACTAGTCAAAAAGCATTTTGGACGAAAATTAAATCGTAGAGACACTACAGTCTACTTGACTATAAAAGCAGCAAAAGGTACTCATGCAATAGAAATTGGTGGACCAGAGAAAGAAGTGGCTATTGCTCCAAATACTACATTTATTGTCACAAAAAAGACAGTTAGAAATGGTATTATTTACTTAAACGTAGAAACAAAAAGCAAATCTCAATTAACTACGCATGCTGCGGGGGGACGTTGGATATTCCAAAGTACAGAGCAAAAGCTAAAAGCATTTCAACAGTGGTTAAAACAAAAGATAGCCTTGCACTTAGTTCAAGAACAGATGGATGACGAGAATGCTTGGTGGAATAAGTATATCATGGAGGGATTCAAGAAGGGTACAGCTAGAGCCTTCGACGATACACGGCCACAGGTAAAGGCAGCTATGCAGAAAGATCAGCAGGCGGTTAGCGACTTCTATGCCGGAACAAAGGACGAATTTCTACGTAGCTCTTTTAACTGGCCTACTAGTAGGGAAAAGGTTAAGCTCCTGGCTAGTCGTACCTATACCGATCTAAAGGGTGTTACGGAGGGCATGTCGGCTCGTATAAGCCATGATCTAGTAGACGGCCTAACTAAGGGAGACAGCCCTCTAACGATAGCTAGGCAGCTTTCCAAGGACGTGGATATAAGTCGTAGCAGGGCGGAAACGATAGCCCGAACAGAGATAATACGCACGCATGCGGAAGGGCAATTGGATGCCTTCGAAAAGCTGGGGGTAACAGCTGTGGGTGTTATGGCTGAATGGTCTACTGCAGAAGACGACAGGGTGTGTCCTTTATGCCAACCGTTAGATGGTACAGTATTGAAAGTACAAGAAGCTAGAGGGCTACTCCCTCGTCACCCCAATTGCCGTTGCGCATGGATTCCTGCTAACGTAGGAGAAGATGAGAAGGAACAAAAACGTAGCAAAAGTGTCATTGAACTAGCAATAGAAAAGAGCTACCAGGCCGAATTGCCCAGTACCAGCAAGCGTACCATAGCCGAACAGAAAAAGTTGAGTCGATGGGGTGGGGCAGACAAGGTGATAAGCAAGAAGCGGCCAAAGAGCATATTAAGTAAAGTAAGAAATGCTCGATTTTCTACGGGTATTTGTAACATAAATGAAAATGGCCGCTGGATAACTATACGAGGTAATCATGTCTTTATTGATGATAAGGGTAATATAACTAAAGGGCCAAAACATTTAACAGGTAAGAATGTCAATGAACTAAAAGACGCAACAAAGATAAAAGGAGTAAAAATTTTTGACGGAGTTACAGGAAGCGATAAAGTCCGTAAATTGTATGATGAACAGCATAAACCATCTAATTCTTATCGCAATTTAACACAAGACATTGCTAATAAATTGGCTGCTAAAAACACGTTTGTTGCAATATCTTCTGAAACACTTTCTGAAATACTGACAGAAGGTAAATTCAAAACAGCGTATGAAACTAAGGAGTCTAGTGGTTATTTTGATGCAAAGCAAAGAGCCTCTTTTGAAGAAGAATACTTTGGTTCAAAGCCAATCTATGGTTATCTTTCTGATAGTGGTCAAGCGTCTAGAATTTCTAAAAAGGAAACTGCTTCAGGTGATTCTTATTCAACTGATGAAGTGAGTATTTATGGTCCAGTCAGAATTAAATTAAAGACCCATATGAGAGAAAGAACAACTTTTGTTCAGGGTGATTCTTGGGACAGTAATCATGTAGGAGTTTTACAAGCATCATCAGAAGATAGTATAAGTACACTAGCTTCTCCAGTGAATAAGCCCTCTTATAAATCAATTCCCACATGGGAAAATATCAAACATCTTAAAGATAGTCTTGTAGAACGACATAAAGAATGGTTAGATGACAATACTAGACCTTTTTACTGTGAAGCCCAAATACATGGTATTCTAAATGTGTCAGATATAGACAGTATTATATTTTACGATGAGCCTCCAGATAAAGCCCTGTCTTCTCAGCTTGCTAAAAATGGCATCAAATGGAAAATGAAAAAATTCAAGTAGGAGACAATGATAGGTCAATGTTCAGTGATAGAAATGTACTGTTAAGACTTAACCAAATAGAGGACCATTTGGTTGGTTGTTTTGAATACATAGATAAACAGATTCGTGTTTTGAATTTCAGGATTACGCGACCTGAGATTTTTTCAATAGCGTGTATCTCCCAAAGAGAGGAATCTATCATGGGAAAAACTGTACAGGTGTTTACTCACCAACTCGACTTAGCTGCTGTGCCAGAAGGCAATGATGCAGTATCTCAAACCATCAGCTGTACTGGAGTGTTTCTTGATTTAGAGAATACATCTGCTCCGTATTCTCAATCCTTCAGCCGTGAAGCAGCAACGCTGTATATTGATGCTGTTGAAGGAGAAGAAGTCACCGTTGAATTGTCTTATGCCGATTCGCTTGGCAATAAGACGGCTAATCCAGTGCGTGCTTCCTTTTTCGTGATCGACGGCATTGGACCGGACGTACCTGCTGATGCCTTGACTATTAAGCAAGTTGGTCAACGGGAAGTAGAGTTACCAGATGAACCTGTAGAATGAAGGTATCTTGGTATGCGGGATTGAGGATGGTTCCTCGCTGGATTATTAGTTTGCTTTTCCAGCCTTTACGTTCGATTCGTACTCCCGCTATTTCTTTCTAAAGATCAATAGTAGGAGACAAGGATGGTTGCTGAATTTACTCCCACTCAATCTAAAATACTTCAAGTGTTATCTGATGGTTTACCGCATAAATTCGAAGAGCTACAGGCTGTATTGCCAGATAGCTTGAGTGATCGTAAAACACTGAGCAATCACCTCAGCGGTATACGTATCCGCTTGCGCCCGCGAGGGGAGGATATTATCTGCCAATTTATCCTGCGTCAGAGGCAATATAGGCACGTAAGGCTCTTGCATTCTGCTTACGATGGCTGTCGTTAACAGCCTATACATATTAGGTTCCTATAGTATCTAATTCCTATAGGGACTATTCTTACAAAAATCTAGTTTACTCAACTCACTATTAGCAGTATATTCCTGCTTATGGTGAGACCCCCACTTCAGCGACTGCTTGTTAATCTTTCCCATAAAATCAAGTGGGTAAAACAACATGGGCGTAACTATCTAGTTGCCCCCATGACTCTAATCAATCCAGGTGTGCTCAATGGTTCTAAAGGGCCATTGCTCTATCCACCCGAAGAAGTTGCTAGTAGGCCACAAAAATGGAATGGCGTACCTATCGTAGTTTACCATCCCCACCGCTTGGGGCAACCAGTCTCAGCAGCCGAACCTGGCATACTGGATTCCCAAGGTGTGGGTGAAGTCCGCAACGCTTCGAGCAATGGTAAGCTCCAAGCGGAGGGATGGTTTGATGTACAGAAGATGCAAAAAGTCAACCCGGCTCTTCTTCAACGGTTGCTCAAGAATGAGGCTATCGAATTGAGCACTGGGTTGTATACGGACAATGAAGAACGTTCTGGTACATTCAACGGCCGTCCTTATACGGCTATCGCCCGTAACTACAAGCCTGACCACTTGGCTATCCTTCCTGATCAAACGGGTGCTTGCTCTATAAAGGATGGCTGCGGTGTATTAGTTAATTCATCAGGCTTGAATAAAAAGCTACGCCTACTAGCTAACGTTTGGAGTGATGAGGCTCGTGAGGCTGCGTTGGAGGCAAGAAAAAAGGGGAATAAGGGTAGGAGTTTTGATGAATCTACTGGGCCTCATAATAATCCTAATAACCCTGATGCTGAAAAGTATCCTCATTTAGCTCATTTAATGAATGGTCAAAAAGTTGGTTCTTCTGGACATGATAAGAACACAGCTACTGCTATGGCCAAATCATTAAGAAAGAAAGGTATTTTTGCTGGTGTATTAAAAGATCACAAAGCTAAGCAGGGTTCACAATACCTAGTTATGCTTCCTACAAACAATTGGGAGTTCAATATGGACCTTCAAAATAAATTATCACTGTTGGTTAATGCAGATCCTGATTGTATCGATGAAGAGAATGAGTGCAGTTCAAAGGAAGACAACTGTGATGCTACTGAAAATGCTTGGAGTGAAGAAGCTCGTCAAGCGGCCTTGGAAGCAAGACGAGCTAAAAGTAAGGGTGATGAGGATTTGGGAACACCTGCTATCCCTTTATCAGAAGCAGCAACGCATAGCTTTATTGCTCCTAGTGCAGATAAAGTAGATCAAGTAAGAGAAGACTTAGAAAAAGCTGGATTAAAAGAAGGTGTACATTGGGAATTAACTGGTACAGTTGGTACTCATGCATATGGTATTCGTGTTCGTAGAAGTGCCGGTAATAGAGCAATGAAAGCAACTTCTGCTATGCATTGGTCAGGAAAAGGAGAACCTGTTGGCCCTGATGCAGCTGAATTCAGTGACAAGACGTATGGAAGCAAATTAAAAAAGAGAACTAACAATAAAGAGAATTCCTCCTCAGTTACCTTAAAGACTGATAGTCCTACCAAACTCGTTGAGCCTGCCACTCTCAAAGCAGCTATTGAACTGCATGATCTTATCACGGGGGCAGCCGAATCTCCCTTAAAGCAGGAATGCCTAAAGGCAAGTGAGAAGTTCCTGAAGAAATTTCAAGCACACTTGAATGACTCCGAAGAAGAGAACGAAGATACTGAAGTGGAGATACAAAATAAGTCTGTAACTGATAATCGTCACACTAAAAAAGAAGGAGGTCAACATATGGCCCAAGAAGTAAAGCTGAGTAAGGAAGAGCGTAAGGCCGTTGTTGATGGCCTTATTGTCAACGAAGGTTGCTGCTGGGAGGAGAGTGATCGTGAGGTACTTAATACCATGAACGACACTACTCTTGCTAAGCTCCACAAACAAATGGAGTTGGTGGCCAATGCCACCGTATCTGAAGTGTTGGGTGAAGACAGTGAGGAGGATGTAGCTGTCGAAGAAGAGAAGACCAAGAAAGGTCAATCCCAAGCAGATGGTAAAGTTGCCCCTGTTGGTGAACTTGATCCTGGAGTGAAGGGAAAACCTGCAATGAATGTTCTCAACGAACAAGATAGACGTGACTTGGCCTTCGCCCGTCACTATCGTATGGAGCAGCGGAAGCAGCACATCGGAGTGATTACAGCTAATGCTAACAACAAGTTCACTCCCAAGCAGTTGGAGATGATGGATGACGGCGTGCTGGCCAACATGGCCATGCTTGCCAAGCCATTGGAAAATACTGAATACTATCCGGCAACAGAGGCAATGACACGGCCCAGTTTCTTTGGTTCACAAGGAGCGGCAGTGATCAACGCCAATGCTGGTGCTGATGAAGAACCATTGGTATTAGGCAGGATCGACTACAAGGAACTATCCGCCAATAACGGTCACAAGTGATTTTTGGGGCCGGAAGAGGAAGAGATAAAACAACAACTTAACAAGTAGAGGAGATACAAAATGTTAGGCAGCGTAATTTTGCTGGAAGGCAACCCTCGTGGTCATTTCATTGAGGGATCAATCTATGGTACTCCCTATCCGGGTACTCTAGTTACCATTAAGGCAGCCACTGAGCCGGTTGGAGGACGCTACACTTGGGAACCGTACAATCGGGCCGCTAATGCTGAACGAGCTTTGATTGCCGTGTTGCTAGAACCATTCCATGGAGCTAGCTATGCTACTGCTTACGTTACTGGGGAGCGGTGTAAGATTTACATCCCTGTTCCTGGTGATGAATTAAATATGCTCGTTAGCGCAGCTGGCACTGGTACGGGAAACTCTGTTGCCATAGGTGATCTACTGATTCCTGTGGATGGAACTGGGTTGCTTATAGCTACGGCCAATACCCCTGAAATAGAGCCTTTCCAGTGCCTGGAGACTACGGCGGACGTAACCTCAACCGGCACTTTGGTCCACTGCTTATTTACCGGCTATTGATCCTAGATCGCAGTCGTGTATTCTCATACAACTAGAAAGAGGAGAAACAAATCATGTTTGTAGACTTTGTGGTAAACGGTCGCGGTCAAGGCCCTGTAGGTCAAGTGATGGACGGTATCCGCTACGACCCGGGAATGATGCAACCGTACTTCAATAGTCGCGGTCAACGGGCCGTGACGATCAACACTGGTAAGATGGTGTTGAACAACAAGACCAATGAGTATGTGCCTGAGCGCAAGGAGGTGCTTGTCAGCAACCTTATGCAGCAGGGTATCTATAGCCCTGTGTTCAATGCCACCAGCCTGCGCAAGGAAGAGTGGATTCAGCTGGACCAGGTGGTCTTACGCGCTGCTCGGCAACGGTTGCGAGCTTGGGCTGACCTGTCCGCGGCCAACAGCTTTGGTGGATTCAATGCCATGGCGAAGGAAACGCTGGAGCATGAAACCATGAGCGATCCTGGGGAAGCTCTAGTGGACATGGACGGTCTTTCTGAAGGCCGGACTGACAGCCCCTTGTTCCGCTTGCAAGGCATTCCTCTGCCTATCACCCACAGCGACTTCTATTTCAGTGCCCGTAAGTTGGCACAAAGTCGTAACACTGGCACTCCCTTGGACACTGTCCAGGGTGAGGCTGCTGGACGACGGGTGGCAGAGATGATCGAGAAAACCTTGATCGGAACTGTCACCGGCCTACGCGAAACGGAAGGCCCCTATGCCACTGGCTACGGCTATGGCACAGGTGGTTCGACTGGTGCTGCTGGTACCCGTTATAACCAGGTCTATGGGTACACTAATTATCCTGACCGTTTGACCAAGACCGACCTGACTGCTCCAACGACTGAGGGCTGGACCCCTGAAACTACAGTCAATCAAGTTATTGCCATGCGGCAGCAGCTGGTTGACGGCCGGTTCTATGGGCCATTCATGCTCTACAGTTCTACGGACTGGGACACCTACTTCGATGGTGATTACTACGTTGCCAAGACGACGGGTGCTGTGGCCCCCACGCAGACCTTGCGTGAGAGACTACGGAAGATTG